CCTGTGCAGTAAAGGACAAACATGCTCTACAGTAAAAACGGAAGTATTCCCAAGCCTGAGACTGACGGCACAGAGGGTTGGGTGCAAGTGCCTGATGCACCAGAGTGTCCTGAAGGTATGGAAGTTATCTGGTGGTCATATGAGTGGGTTGTACGGCCACCAAAGCCAGCAGACAGGGCAGGTTACCAGTGGAACTGGAACCACTCTGACAAGACATGGGTTGAGGGTAAGTATGCAACAACGGTTGATGAAGTTGTAACTGTTGAAGCAATCTTTGCTGACTCTGTTGGTGCAGACTCTGTAGCTGATTCAGTGAGCTAATCATGGCTTTACAGGCAGATGAGCATGTAAAGCAAGTTGGTGATGCCCTATCAATCATTACAGTTGTAGGTACTCTAGCTGAATTACTGCCTGCAATGGCTGCTGTCCTTACTATCATATGGACTGCAATCAGGATATGGGAAACAGACACAATACAGATGATCTTTGGAAGGAAGAAAGATGAAACAAAAACCAAAGAAGATTGAGAAGGTTATGCGTGAGTACAAAGAAGGTACTCTGCATAGCGGTAAAGGTGGTCCTGTAGTTAAGTCACGTAAACAAGCAGTTGCCATTGCCTTATCAGAGGCTAAGAAGAAAGGAAAGAAGAAATGATGAAACCCTGTCCAGGATGTCCTACTCCAGCTAAGTGCAAGAAAGCTGGTAAGTGTATGATGAAAGCCAAAGAAGCAAAGAGAACAAAGTGAAACCAGGATTGTACGCTAACATCAACGCCAAGCGTAAGCGTATTGCTGAAGGCTCTGGTGAGAAGATGAAGAAGCCTGGAAGTAAAGGTGCTCCAACCGCTAAAGATTTCAAGGAGGCAGCTAAAACTGCTAAGAAGAAATGAAAGACTCTAGATTGGCAAGGGCAGGAGTGTCTGGGTACAACAAACCGAAGCGTACGCCGGACCATCCTACGAAATCTCATATTGTTGTTGCAAAGGACGGTGATCAAGTAAAGACGATTCGCTTCGGACAACAAGGTGTTAAAGGTTCTCCTGAAGGTTCAGCAAGGAACAAAGCCTTTAAAGCTCGTCATGCAAAGAACATAGCTAAAGGTAAGATGTCAGCGGCCTTCTGGGCTGATCGGGAGAAGTGGTGAAATGGCTACTACTTATTTGGATCTAGTTAACGCAGTACTACTTAGGGTACGTGAACCTACAGTACAGACTGTAAGTCAATCATCGTACTCTTTGTTGATCGGTGAGATGGTCAATGAAGCCAAGAGAGAAGTTGAAGATGCTTGGAACTGGGCTATCTTTCGTACAACAAAGACTATAAGCACTGCTAGTACTGTATCTCAATATGAGATTCCTAGCACTAATCCACGTACTAGGGTGTTATCTATTTATCTTCCAAGTGCTTATCTCTACTTAGAGAAAGTATCTGAAGATCATATGAACACACTACTGAATGTTAATCCTACACAGGCTGGTAGACCTTACTACTACAGCTTTGCACCATCTACAGCAGCTACAGGTGTACTTAACATCAGTGTATTCCCTATACCAGATCAGGTATACAGCATCAAAGCAGAGTGTGTTGTACCTCAAGAAGACTTAGTAAACGACCTAGATTATGCTTGGCTACCCAAGGATGTCATTGTACAGGGTGCTTATCTACGTGCTATCAATGAACGTGGTGAAGATGGTGGTCGTTTGTCCGATCAACAATCAGAGTTATATCGTAAGACTGTAGCTAACTATATCTCTATTGAAGCTGAACGCTTCAAAGATGAGTTAACCTGGGAAGCAGTATAATGGCTGATCAACTCAAAGCCATCAGTATTGTAGCTCCTGGCTTTGCAGGTCTTAACACCCAAGACTCTTCTGTCTCACTGACAAAAGACTATGCTTTGATTGCACAGAATGCAGTGATTGATCAGTTTGGTCGTATCGCTGCTAGGCGTGGTTGGGACAATGTTAATACCTCTGCTGGGTATAACAGCACAGAACCTTATGTTATCAAACAAGTGATCAAAGATGACGGTACAACTGAGATCCTTACCATCGGTGATAACAAGATCTATTCAGGTACTACGTCACTAACACTGAAGTACACTGGTTCTACGTGGACAGCACAGGATTGGAAAGTCGTTGACTTCAATGATATGACCTTCTTCTTTCAGCGTAACCATGATCCTATAGTGTATGATCATGTAACTAATACATATAGTTTGATGTCAGCACATCCTGGTTATTCAGGTACAGTACCATTAGGTAATGAAGTATTAGGTGCTTTTGGTCGTTTATGGGTTGCTGACACTACCACTGATAAGGTTACCATCACATGGTCTGATGCTCTACAAGGGTTTAAATGGTCTGGAGGCTCTTCAGGCTCTATTAACTTAGAGAGTCAGTTCACTAATGGTACTGATAGTATCGTAGCCTTAGCAGCCTTTAATGGCTTTCTCATAGCATTCTGTAAGAAGTCTATCATCATCTTCTCTGGTGCTGCATCAGATCCTACGAGTAACCTCGCTATCGTAGAAGTTATTGATGGTGTTGGTTGCATCAGTAGGGATTCAGTACAGGATGTAGGATCAGATATCTTCTTCTTAGCTGATACAGGTGTACGTAGTCTTGGTCGTATCATACAAGAGAAGTCAGCACCTTTGTTCGATGTGTCAAGGAATGTTAGAGATGATCTTATCTCTGATGTGATTGCTAACAGCAATGATGCAGAGATCAAGTCAGTCTATTATGAGAAGGATGGTTTCTATCTATTAACACTACCTACTCGTGGTATTACATACTGTTTTGATCTAAAGAGTAGGCTTCCTGATGGTTCGTGTAAAGCAACAACATGGACATTATCACCAAAGAACTTCTGTGCTACGAACAACCGCTTACTTTATTTTACTCGTCCTGGCTACATTGGTTTGTATACAGGAAACAATGACAACGGATCTTCATTCCGTTTTGCATACTACACCAGCCACATCGATGCTGGGTCAGCGTTTATATTAAAGATCTTAAAGAAGATTGTGTTGTTGATCATTGGTGGTCAGGCAACTAACGTGTTCCTTAACTGGGGTGTTGACTATGGTAACTCATATCAATCAGCACTAATCCCACTACCTGCACAGACTCGTGCTGAATACAATGTGTCAGAGTACAACATCGCTGAATATAATGCAGGTATCTTAATCAATACTGTTCGTCAGCAAGTTAGTTCTACTGGCAGAGTATTCCAGATAGGTATTGAAGCTGATATCAGCACTGACATCTTTTCTGTACAACAATTGGATGTGTTCGTTAAATCTGGTAGGGTAATCTAATGAGTAACTATACAAAGACTGTTAACTTTGCTGCTAAGGATTCCCTACCTAGTGGGAATGCTGCAAAGATTATTAAAGGCACTGAGATCGATACCGAATATAACAACATCGCTTCTGCTGTTCAAACCAAAGCAGATATCGCATCTCCTACTTTCACTGGTACGGTAACAGTACCTACGTTGAATGTTACCACATCATTCACTGGTAGCTTTGACGTAGACGGGGGTACATACTAATGAGTACAACAAGGGTTGGTGATTTTAGACAGCTAGAAGGTGACGATGGTTTGTTCGCCTTAGCTTCTAATGGGTCTGCTGCTGTAAGTTCTACTTCTGCTAGATCAGCCTATGATCTTATAGTTGATGATATAAACAATCTATACACCTCACTACTGAAACGATCATCAGATAAGCCTGGGCTTGATTGGTGGGCTAGTCAGGTCAGTGCTGGTAATGCTTCTATTTCTGAGGTAGCTAATCAATTTAGGGAAAGCCCAGAGTACAAAGTTGTTACTGCATACAATGATGTACTAGGACGTTATCCTGAAGAAGCTGGTCTTAACTGGTGGATGGATCAAGTATCTAAGCAGAATCTATCTGTAGATCAGCTTAGAAAAGAAATGAGTAAGTCTCCTGAATCAATCTATAGACAGTTAGCACCACTACAGTCTAAATGGGATTCTGAAGTAGCGAACCAAGAACAACCAGGAATCCAGACAGACATCAAGACCGGAGAGATTACCTTTGGTGGTGAAAGCTGGGATGCCTATAGAGTACCTAACGGTGGTCTGGTTATTCAGAAGATGAATGCTGATCAGTCTAACTTAGGAAAGAATCAGTACAGGGCAGATATCTTAAACCCTGATACAGGTGAAGTAACTACTCAGGTTGTTAACCGTAGTCAAATGCCTACGATTGGTAGGAACATCACACTGGGTTTGATGTCCTTAGCAGCCCTTAATCCTGGTTTGTTCGATATCGCTGGTACAGCGGCAGGATCTACAGCAGCATCAACAGGAGGAGCTACCACTGGTGGTTTACTTAGTGGGGCTGGGTCAGAGTTAGCTGTTGCTGGTGTTGAAGGCGCAGCATCACAGGCTGCAACAAGTGCCTATACACAAACACTAGCCGCTACTGGTAACTCAGCGTTAGCTGCTGTTGCTGCTGATGTAGCCTCTGGTAGTGTTGCTGCTGGTCTTCCAGTTGTGGATGCTATTATTGCTGGTGTTACCACAGCCGCTGATGCAGCCGCTACAGGTGCTGTCACTAGCACAGGTAATGTTGTTGGTGGTGGAGGTACTATTACACCAGGCGTGACTGGAACTGCTGGTGGCCTTCTTTCTGGTGGTTTGTCAGCAGAAACATTAGCAGCATTAGAAGCAGTTGGTAAGACAGCAATACCTGAAATTGTAGGTACTACTGGTGGTTTATTAGATGCTGGGTTGGCTGCTGGGGCTGCTGTAGCAGGGGCTAGTACAACACCATCCTTAACAGTACAAAGCACACCGCTACCACCACCATCTATTATACCTCCTGAGATTATTGCAGGCGGTCTTGCAGCAAGTACGTTGCTACCTACAGGGAACGAAGCTTTAACAGATATTATTTCAAATACAGATACGTTGATTAATCAACCACCAACAACACCTACAGGGGTTCCTCCTGTAGTTCCGCCTTCAACACCTTCAGATGTTCCGCCTGGAACTACGCCGACCAATACTCCAAGTACACCGCCTGTTATTCCTGGTACGGATCTAAACAGTTTATTTGGTAACTTAGGTAATACACTGTTGTCTGGTTTTCAAAATATTGCTGGTTCTTTGCTGTCAGGACTTACCAGCGGTAATCAAGCAAACACTATAGGTCAACTAGTCAACGCTGGTGTCGGTTATCAACAAGCTAAACAAGCTGCTGATGCTTTGTTAGCGTCTGGACAACTAAGTCAACAACAGTATAACCAATTAGCTAGTAATCTACAGACAGGTT